CTGTAGACATTCAAACAGGGGAAATAAAATCCAATGAGTCTACTACGGAAGATTAGTATTGGAAAGGACTATAAAAATGACGCCATGCACTACGCTGTTGGACAGGAAGTGTATGGTGGTCATACTATAGTTAACATTATAGAGGAAGAAGAAAAGTACTCTATCTATATACAAAAGGGTAACGACATTATACCGTGGAAAGATTTTAATAAGAATATGGCAATAGCTATAGAATATAATATAGACTATTAATGAAAGGGATTTTTGAGTTTGTTGTAAAACCAAAAAGCGAAAGATATAACAATACAAAGGCCTTAGGCGATAGCGAACTTATATTAAATACAGAAATGCAAAACCACAATTTTGTATCCCGTATTGGCATAGTCTTAGCTATTCCCAGCGTAAATGATACTAGTGTTAAGGTTGGTGATGAGGTAATATTGCACCATAATGTTTTTAGAAGATTCAGAGACATACGTGGGGTTGAAAAAAACAGCAAGAGTTATTATAAAGATGATATGTTCTTTGTTGCTGTTGATCAGATTTTCGCTTATAAAAAAGACGGGGAATGGGTGCCTTTAAAAGGTTTTAACTTTATTAAGCCTATAAAAGAGCGTAGAATGTTTTCTATAGATTTTGAAAGGCCGCTAATGGGCATACTTAAATATAAAGACACTAGTCTAAAAGTTATGACCAAAGGAGACTTAGTAGGCTTTAAGCCAGGAGCTGAATATGAATTTTTAATAGATGAAGAAAAATTATATCGTGTTCCTACAAATTTAATTACAATCAAATATGAATATCAAGGAAACGAAGAAGAATATAATCCTAGCTGGGCACAAAGCAGTTGAAGAATTAATTAAAGTAGCAAAAGAAGCTATTGTCGATTCAGATGACGATATATCTGCAGACAGATTAAAAAACGCGGCAGCAACAAAAAAGCTAGCAATATTCGATGCTTTTGAGATATTAAATAGAATTCAAGACGAGGAGAATCTTTTAGATAATAAACCAAAAGAGGAAATAGAAAAAAAGGCTTTTAGTGGATTTGCTGAAAAAAGATCTAGATAATGTACGAGCAGAATTTATATAGGGTAGAAACGCCTATTAAGCAAAATACAATAACTAGGTTAAACAAATCTAAGAGTTGGAAGTACGGCTACAATAAGGAGCATGATATTGTAGTGATTAGTAAGACCGGAATGATCGGTGAAATATATAACATACAAAATTTTAAGATAGCCTTACCCAAAGCTCCCTCTAAAATTGATAAGTCGGAAAGTAAATGGGTTGCAAGTGATTACCCTAAAGAGCTCAAAGGTATACAAAGTGTTTTTGACTGGCGAGATTACCCGGACGACTTTAAAGAAAAATGGGAACCATATATAGATGAACAATTCAAACGAAGAGACGAAGGCCATTGGTTCAATAATAAGGGCATGGCTACTTACATTACTGGCACTCACTTTATGTACCTGCAGTGGTCCAAGATTGATGTTGGGAAACCAGATTTTAGAGAAGCAAACAGATTATTCTTCATATTCTGGGAGGCTTGTAAGGCCGACTCACGAGCTTATGGAATGTGCTACCTTAAGAACCGTCGTTCAGGATTTTCATTTATGTCTTCGGCAGAGACCGTTAACTTGGCAACAATTACGTCAGATGCACGGTACGGTATCTTGTCTAAGTCTGGAGCGGATGCTAAGAAAATGTTCACAGACAAGGTTGTACCAATATCCGTCAACTACCCGTTCTTTTTCAAACCCATCCAGGACGGTATGGACAGGCCCAAGACCGAGCTTGCCTATAGAATACCAGCCAGTAGACTCACTAGAAAATCCATCCAAAATAAACAAGACCAAGAGTTATTGGAGGGGCTCGACACGACGATCGACTGGAAAAACACCGGTGACAACTCCTACGATGGGGAGAAACTTAAACTCCTCGTCCACGACGAATCGGGGAAATGGGAAAGGCCGGACAACATCCTCAACAACTGGAGGGTTACGAAAACAACACTAAGGCTAGGAGCAAGAATTATCGGTAAGTGTATGATGGGGTCAACGTCAAACGCTTTAGACAAAGGAGGCGAAAATTTTAAAAAGCTTTATAATGACTCAGACGTCACGAAAAGAAACCGCAATGGCCAGACTAAGTCAGGATTATATTCTTTGTTCATACCTATGGAATGGAATTACGAAGGATTCATTGACAATTATGGAATGCCTGTATTCGATACCCCATCAGAAGATTGTGTTGGCCCTCATGGAGAGCACATCGACGTCGGAGTCATCGAGCACTGGAACAATGAGGCTGAAGGATTAAAAAGCGACCAGGACGCTCTAAATGAGTTTTACAGACAGTTCCCACGCACAGAGGAACACGCTTTTAGAGATGAAACAAAAAACAGTATATTTAATTTAGTAAAAATATACGAACAAATAGATTATAACGAGGATTTAGCAAATACAAATGTTGTTAATGTCGGTAGTTTTTCTTGGGAGAATGGTATAAAAGATACAAAAGTAAGATTTACACCAAATCCAAATGGAAGATTCAAAATATCGTGGGTACCTAATTATAATTTGCAGAACCAACAATATACTAAGAATGGTTTAAAATTCCCGGGTAATGAACACATGGGAGCTTTTGGATGTGATAGTTACGATATATCCGGTACCGTTGATGGAAAGGGATCTAAAGGAGCGTTGCACGGATTAACTAAATTTAGTATGGAAAACGCACCGCCAAACCACTTCTTTTTAGAATACATAGCTAGACCGCAAACATCTGAAATGTTTTTTGAAGATGTATTAATGGCTTGTGTATTTTATGGGATGCCGCTTTTGGCTGAGAATAACAAACCTAGGCTTTTATATTATTTTAAAAGAAGAGGGTACAGGGGCTATTCTATGAATCGTCCAGATAAAGTATGGAACAAGCTATCTGTTGCAGAAAAAGAAATAGGCGGAATACCTAACTCTAGCGAAGATATAAAGCAGGCTCACGCCGCGGCAATTGAAGCTTATATAGATAGATATGTTGGTTTAAGATCAGACGGTCAATACGGAGATGTGTATTTTAATAACACATTGAATGATTGGGCTAAGTTTGATATAAACAAAAGAACAAAGTATGATGCAGCGATAAGTTCTGGACTAGCTATCATGGCGTGTAATCGCCACCTATATAGACCAGTTGCGCCTGTTCAAAAACAAACGTTAAATTTAAATATTGCTAAATACACAAATAGCGGTACAACATCGAAAATAATAAAATAATATATGGCTGAGTCAGTTGTAAAAAGTTTTTTCCCTAGCCAAGTAGCTAGCGACGCTGAAAAAGTGTCATCGGAGTATGGCCTTCGAGTTGGTAGAGCTATTCAAGATGAATGGTTTAAATCTGATTCAGGCACTGCGAGATATAAGAGCAATCAAAACACGTTTCATAGTTTAAGATTATATGCAAGAGGTGAACAGCCTATACAAAAATATAAAGATGAATTATCTATTAACGGTGATTTATCTTATTTAAATTTAGATTGGAAACCAGTACCTATCATATCAAAGTTTGTTGACATACTAGTTAACGGCATAGCTGAAAGGGCTTTTGATATAAAAGCATATTCACAAGATCCATACGGTGTAAGCAAACGAACGGCTTATATGGAATCTATTATCCGTGATATGCAAACAAAAGAGTTAAACGAATATGCACAAGCGGAATTTGGTATTAACCTTTTTGAAAACCAACCGGAGTTGCTTCCGGATAGTCAGGAAGAATTAGAAATACACATGCAGCTAAGTTACAAGCAAGCTGTTGAAGTAGCGGAAGAGCAAGCAATCCAAACATTGTTAGACGGTAATAATTACGACTTAACAAAAAAGAGAATCATATATGATTTATCTGTAATTGGTATTGGCGCTGTTAAGAATAGATTTAGCAAGTCAGAAGGTGTTGTGGTTGATTATGTAGACCCAGCTAATTTAGTATACTCTTATACTGAATCACCGTATTTCGACGATATATATTATTGTGGTGAAGTTAAAAGCATCCCTTTAAACGAATTAAAAAAGCAATTTCCAAATTTAACCCAGGAAGATATGGAGAGCATATCAAAACAGGGGTTTCAGAATAACGGCTTTTACGATAGATCAATAAGAAATTATGATCAATCAGATAGTAACACAGTTCAAGTTTTGTATTTCAACTTTAAAACCTACATGAACGAGGTTTACAAAGTTAAAGAAACCGCAACTGGAGCAACAAAAATATTAGTAAGAGATGATCAGTTTGATCCACCTGTTGAAATGCTTGAAGAGCAATTCGGTAAAATGTCTAGATCACTAGAGGTACTTTATGAAGGGGTACTTGTATTAGGTACAGACTATTTACTAAAATGGGAAATGGCTAAGAATATGATGCGTCCAAAGAGCGATCAAACTAAGGTTCTAATGAACTATAGTATAGTGGCTCCCAGAATGTATAAAGGTAAAATCGAATCAATTGTTAGTAGAATAACAGGGTTTGCTGATATGATTCAGTTGACTCACTTAAAACTACAGCAAGTTATGTCTAGGTTGGTGCCTGATGGTGTTTATCTTGACGCTGACGGTTTAGCTGAGATAGATTTAGGTAACGGAACGAACTATAATCCGCAAGAGGCTTTAAACATGTTCTTCCAAACTGGTTCTGTTATAGGTAGATCTATGACACAAGAAGGAGATATGAATCCTGGCAAAGTGCCTATACAGGAAATTTCTAGCGGTTCTGGTGGTCAAAAATTACAATCCTTAATATCTACTTATAATTATTACCTTCAAATGATCCGAGATGTTACTGGATTAAATGAAGCTAGAGATGGAAGCACGCCTGATTCTAGAGCTTTAGTAGGTATACAGAAGATGGCGGCTGCAAATTCAAATACTGCTACAAGACATATATTAGACGCTGGTCTTTTCTTGACAGCTCAGCTAGCGGAATCCTTGTCATTACGTATATCAGATATATTAGAATATTCACCATCTGCTGATGCTTTCGTTCAAAAGATAGGTGGTCATAATGTAGCTACTCTAAAAGAAATGGAGGATTTGCACTTATATGATTTTGGTATATTCTTAGAATTAGCGCCAGATGATGAGCAAAGAGCTATGTTAGAAAATAACATTCAGACAGCTCTATCTGCTGGTTTAATTGATTTAGCAGATGCTATTGACATTAGAGAAATAAAAAATATAAAATTAGCTAATCAAGTTTTAAAGATTCGTAGAAAAAAGAAACAAGAACAAGATCAGCTAATGCAGCAGCAGAATATGCAAGCTCAAGCAGAAGCAAACGCTCAAGCTCAGCAAGTAGCTGCTCAAGCGGAAGTGCAAAAGAACGAGGCTATTACCGCTCAAAAAGCACAACTAATGCAAATGGAAAATCAATTTGATTTACAAAAAATGCAAGCGGAAGTTGCTGCTAAGAAAGAGTTAATGGCTCAGGAATTCCAATACAATATGCAATTAAAAGGATTGGAAACCCAAGGCCAGAAGCAAAAAGAGTCTGAAAAAGAAGACAGAAAAGATCAAAGAACACAATTACAAGCAACACAACAAAGTAAGTTAATAGATCAAAGACAAAACAATACTCCTCCAAAAAACTTTGAATCTAGCGGAAACGACATTATTGGCGGAGGATTTGACTTAGGTTCTTTCGAGCCTAGGTAATAATAATAGTAATAATTATATAATATTTTATCATGTTAGAAAACCAAGTAGAACAAGAAGACCTTGTTACTCCCGAGAGTAATCAGGAACAGCCCGCGGCTGAAGAGCAAGCGGTTGAAAAACCCGTTGACTCAGCGGTGTCTCAAGACGAAGAAGGTACGATTAAAGTAGACCTTAGTAAATTTAGTACTGAAGAGGAAAAACCAGAAGAGCAGCCAGAAGAGCAACCAGAAGTTGTAGCTGAAGAAGTTACAGAAGAGGTTGCAGAAGAGGTTGTTGAAGAGACTGAAGCACTTGAAGAAATTACAGAAGAAGAGGTTCAAGAGCAAACAGAGCAACTCACTGACGAAGTTGCAGAAGCTATAGCTGAGCAAAAAGAAACAGGCGTTGAATTACCAGAAAATATTCAAAAAGTTGTAGACTTTATGAATGACACTGGAGGTACTTTACAAGATTACGTAAAACTAAACACAGATTACTCTAGCTTAAATGGGAATCAACTATTGAGAGAGTATTACGAGAGCACAAGACCTCATCTAGACAAAGAAGAGATTGACTTCTTAATGGAAGATAATTTCAATTATGACGAAGATATAGACGAGGAGAGAGATATAAGAAAAAAGAAAATAGCTTATAAAGAAGAGCTAGCTAAGGCTAAAAACCACTTAGATGGTTTAAAGTCTAAATATTACGAAGAGATTAAAGCTGGATCAAGGTTAAATCCTGACCAACAAAAAGCTGTAGAGTTTTTTAATCGATATAATAAAGAACAAGAAACGGTTAAACAAGAACAAGAACAGCAATCAAAAATATTTTTACACCAAACAGATAGCGTTTTCAATAATGAATTCAAAGGTTTTGATTATTCAGTTGGGGACAAGAAATATAGGTTTAAAGTTAAAGATACCACGGAGATTAAAAATACCCAAAGCGACATCAATAATTTCGTCAAGAAGTTCTTGAACGACAAAAATGAAATGGTAGACGCAAAAGGTTATCACAAATCTCTATTTACAGCAATGAACGCTGACGCAGTTGCTAATCACTTTTACGAACAAGGAAAAGCTGATGCAATGAAAAGCAGTATGGCAAAATCCAAAAATGTAGATATGGATCCGAGAGGGACTCATGAAAAAGTAACTACAGCAAATGGGTGGACAATACGTGCAGTACCCGGCAATAGTGTTAATGGTTCAAAGCTGAAAATCAAAAAAAGATAATTAACCATTAAAAATTTAAAAAAATGGCATTTGCAACAACGCCGGCAACGCTGGCAAACTTAAGTCACTTAACCCCACGCCCAATAAAGGGCTTGTTCGGTGACAACTATCTTTCTGTAGGAGAGATGGATTTTACACAACAATTTTTACCTGAAGTATATGAGAAAGAAGTAGAGCGTTTTGGAAACAGAACTATCTCTGGATTCTTACGTATGGTAGGGGCTGAGATGCCTATGGCTTCTGATCAAGTAGTATGGTCTGAGCAAGGTAGATTACATATCGCTTATGACGATGTAACAGTAGTAGATACAACTAACCTTACATTCCCAGCTGGCCACTTAATTGGTCCAGGAATGACTATTATTGTATCTAAAGGCTTTACAACTCAAAAGGCGTATGTAAAAGCTGTAACAGGACAAAACGTAGAAGTAGACACTTATGGTGCTGTATCTGGTATCACTGTTACTGGTGGAGATGTTAAAGCATTTGTATACGGTTCTGAGTATGCTAAAGGAACTAGCAATGCTGGTAACTCAATTGATGCTTCATTCACAACTTTCAACAACAAGCCAATCATCCTTAGAGATAAGTATAATGTAAATGGTTCTGATGTTGCTCAAATCGGTTGGGTTGAAGTAACTACTGAAGCTGGTACTTCTGGATACTTATGGTACTTAAAGTCTGAGCACGAAGCACGTATTCGTTTCGAAGATCAATTAGAAATGGCTATGGTTGAAGCTGAGAAATCAACAGACATTAATGGTGCAGTACGTAATATTACGCCTGCTGCTGGATTCGGCGGAGGTAGTGCAATTACTGGTTCTGACGGTTTATTCTCTGTGCTTGAGGAAAGAGGCCTTGTATACAACGACGCTGATTTTGGAGCTGCTGCTGCAGCTGGTGGCGCACCAAGCCCAGGTTTGGGTGAATTCGATACTATTCTAGCTGAATTAGACAAGCAAGGAGCTATTGAAGAAAACATGCTTTTCTTAGATAGATCAACTTCTTTGTCTATTGACAACATGTTAGCTCAGCAGAATACTTACGGAGCTGGTGGTACATCTTACGGTGTATTCGACAACTCTGCAGATATGGCTTTGAACTTAGGATTCTCAGGTTTCCGAAGAGGTTCTTATGACTTTTACAAAACTGACTGGAAATATCTAAACGACTCTACTACTCGTGGATTAGTTGCTGATGTTGAAGGGGTTTTAGTACCAGCAGGAACTTCAACTGTTTACGACCAACAATTAGGAAAGAATATCTCACGACCATTCTTACACATTCGCTACAGAGCTTCTGAAGCTGATGACCGTAGATTGAAGTCTTGGGTGACTGGATCAGTTGGAGGCAACTTCACAAGTGACGCGGATGAAATGAATGTTCATTTCTTATCTGAAAGAGCATTATGTGTACAAGCTGCTAACAACTTTGTATTGTTGAAAGCTACTACTACATAGTAAGTAAATTTATGTAATTTTTACCCTCGTTGAATCTACGGGGGTAATTATTACTCTTATTAATTATTTAATTTTATTATATCATGGCTAAAAAAGCTACAAAAGCAGAAGAAACAATTGAGGTTGCACCTCAGCCAGTTGTTGCAAAAAAAGTAACAGCTCAAGAACCCGCTAAACCAACGTGGGAAATTAAAGATAGATTATATACACTAAAAAGTAATAAACGTCCTTTAGTATTTACTATTCCATCAAGACATACTGCCAAGCGGCCATTATTGTGGTTTGATGAAGAAAAAGGTTATCAGCGTGAATTAAAATACGCAACAAATCAAAGATCACCGTTTACTGACGAACAAAAAGGAACAGCTACATTAGGAAGAATTGTTCTAAGAGATGGAGCTTTAAGAGTTCCTAAAGAAAACCAAGTTTTACAAAAACTTTTATCTTTGTATCATCCGTATAAAGACGAATTATATGAAGAATACAAACCGGTGCAACAAGCTGCAAATCAATTAGATTGGATTGAAGCTGAGATAGAGGCATTGAATTTAGCTAAGGCATTGAGTATTGATGAGCTAGAAGCTGTATTAAGAGTTGAATTTGGAAATCAAGTAAACCAATTATCTAGTAGTGAATTAAAACGAGATGGTTTATTATTTGCAAAAAAGAAACCTTTATTGTTCATAGAATTAGCGAATGACGAGAACGTTCAGCTCCGTAACTTTGGTATTAAAGCAACGGAAGCACGTATAATCAAACTTTCGCCAGATCAAAGAACATTTACATACGGGGATAACAATAGAAAACTTATGACGATCCCATTTGATGAAAATCCATACTCGGCATTAGCTGCGTGGTTTAAGACGGATGATGGTGTAGAAGTTTATAAGGCAATTGAAAAAAGACTTTAATAGTCACTCATAGTGGTTAAGCCATCTTTGAGGTGGCTTAATTACTATAAATAAAAAAATATGGCTGTAAGCATAGATACTGTTTATCAAAGAGTATTATCAATACTCAATAAAGAACAACGAGGGTATGTTACGCCTCAGGAATTTAATTTATTTGCAAATCAAGCGCAACTAGATTTATTTGAACAATACTTTTACGATATAAACCAATTTGGAAGATTACCTGGTAATGATACCGAGTACTCTGATATGCTAAAACTACTTGACGAAAAAATTTCTATTTTCGAAACAAGAAACACTCTCCAATATAATTTTGGCTCAAATGGCACGTTTATATTACCAGATGACTTGTACCGTCTAGGTACTGTTATATACAAAAACTCTACTACTAAACTAATACTAGATCCAGCTTTGGGTCCAGAAACACCTCAAACGACCATTGAAGAGATTGAGGTTGAGCGTATTAATGCTAATGAGTTTTTATACATAAACTCATCTCCACTAACCAAACCAAGAAATGTTCGCCCATTATACGTAGCCGATTACAGAGGCTTAAAAGTATACGGAGATGTAGAAATAACAGCTGACATTGATTTGACTTATGTTAAGCAACCTGCTAAAGTAGAATGGAAATATCAAATGGTATTAGGTGAAGCTTTATATGACTCATCATTCTCAGTTAACTTTGAATTGCATGCGTCTGAAGAAACTGAATTGGTTATAAAAATACTAGAGCTTGCAAGTTTAGCAGCTAAAGATTTACAGGTTAATCAAATAGCTACTCAAGAGGAGATTAGAAACACACAACAAGAAAAATCATAATAAATGGGATTACTTACTCAAAACAATGAACAATATTACCTTGGAGCTGATGGGCAATGGAACAGCTGGGATGAGAACTATGGTGATTACCAATTTACTACTATAAAAGATGTAATTAATAACTTTATTATATCCTATACTGGAGAAGACAAAATAATCAGCAAGATAAAAAGAACAGATGTTTTATTTCACGCTATGCGTGGTATACAAGAGTTCAACTTTGATGTCTTACCTTCAAATAAATCTGTTGAAATAGAAATAGGTCCGCAATTGTATTTTGTGTTGCCACAGGATTATGTTAATTATGTAAAGCTTACTTGGAATGACAACGGTATAGAACGAGTAATATATCCTACTTCTAAAACTAGCAACCCATTACCAATACTCCAAGATCACAACTACGAGTATTTGTTTGATCAGCAGAATAGAGAAATATTAGAAGCGCAGGAATCTAATACATGGCACGATTTCAGACAAAGAGGAACTAGTAACGACAGTAGCTTAAATGAACAAGCAGCAGACTTACTTAAGAAAGGTAATAGTGGGCAAAGATATGGGTTAGATCCGCAATACATGCAGTCCAACGGAGTATTCTTTATAGATCCTATACAAGGCTTAATTAGGTTTAGCTCTGATATGTGCAACCGTATTGTGACATTAAAATATGTTTCTGACGGATTAGCTACAGACGAAGAAATGGTTATCCATAAGCTAGCAGAAGAAGCATTATATAAGTACATTGCTTACGCTGTTCTATCTGTTAGACCTAATATACCAGAATACGTTGTACAAAGGTTTAAAAAAGAATCATCCGCTGCTAAAAGAAACGCTAAGCTAAGACTATCAAATATAAAATTAGAAGAGATAACCCAGATAATGAGAGGGAAGTCTAAACAAATAAAACACTAGTATGGCAGAATTCTTACACACCTTTCGCGGCGGCAAAATGAATAAAGACGTCGACGAAAGATTAATACCAGAAGGCCAATATAGGGATGCGTTGAACTTAGAAATATCTACTTCAGAAGGTTCAGACACAGGTGCATTACAAAATATAAAAGGTAACACTGAGATTATAAACAAAGTATATAATGCAAATACAAATTCTTTTACAGAGTGGAGTAGTGACTATATAAATAGCTTGACAAACGCACATTGTATTGGTAGCTTTGTAGATACAATAACAAATAAGATATATTGGTTCGTAGCGTCAAATGAAGCTAGTGTTATAGCTGAGTTTATTACTGCTAGAAAAGTTATTCGTCCTTTGCTTGTTGAAAATAAAACAGTTTCCAATAACTTAAACTTTTCAAAAGACCACTTAATAACAGGCGTGAGCGTTATTGACAACGTATTATACTGGACAGATAACCAAAAAGAACCTAAAAGACTAAATATTGGGGACTTTCAAAATTCAACAACTGA